CGAGGCTGCTCAACCGCGCAACAGGTCAGGGCACCCCACTCATCCGCTAGTGAGTGCGGGCGCCCGACCTGTTGGCGAGTTATCCACAGGCCTAGCGCAGCACTGGTGCGCGACTTGTCCCCGACGAATTCACAAGTTGTTCCCCTTCCAGCCCACAGCGCAGCGCGACTAGACCTACGGCCAACAGCAGACGGCGCACACAACAGCCACCTAGCGGACCAGATCAGATTTGATCGGAGGCCAGTGTGCCGACAATTGAACGGGCGGGGCCGCCGGCCCCGCTGTACCCGGCGCTCGAGGCGGCGCTGGCCGACCGGGGTTCTACCGACGCCGACCGGCTGGCGACCGCCATCGGGTACAGCCGACAAGGGCTCGACGCCCTACGCGCCGGCCACACGAAGCCGACCCGAGAGCTTCAGCTACGCATCGCCGCCATCGTCGGCATCCCCGCCGATGAGCTGTTCGTCCCGAACCCCGCCGTCGCCTACGTGATCGGCACTGCCGTCGAGCAGGGCGTGGGCGAGGTCGTGACCGACCCGGCCTCGTACCGGCGCACCCGCGCCATCCTGCGGGCAGCCTGATGACCGGGCCGCGCTCGCTCGCCTTCGCCGGCAACGACTACCGCGAGTGGACCGAGAAGGACCTGCTCGCCAACGTCGTGGAGATGGCCCGCATCCACGGCTGGGTCGCCGTGCACTTCGGCGGCAACCTTCACGGCCGGGCGTGGTACGACGCCGCCGGATTCCCCGACCTCCTGCTGCTGCACGCCGAGCCACCGCGGCTCACCTGGTTCCGCGAGTTGAAATCGACCACCGGCAAGCTGACCGACCGGCAGGAGGCCTGGCGTGACGACCTGAACGCCGGCGGCTGGAACTACGAGGTGTGGCGGCCGCAGGACTGGCCCGACATCGTGACCTGCCTGTCGTTCGGCAAGGCGACCGTCGCATGAGCGGCGCCGATTGGGTGGCCGTGGCCGTGCTGCTCGGCGCGGTGGCGGTCGTCATCACGAGCGCCGTGTGCGCCCAGATCGTTGTGGAGTGGTGGCACGACCGCGACGACGTAGAGGACGCCGAGCGCGACGAGTACATGCGCGAAGTGCGGCGGCAGCCGTGAGCGCGCCCGCCATGGCGCGCCGGCTGGCCGAGCTGATCATGGCCGGCCACGACTTCACCGCCGACGACGTGACCGGCGACGGCCAGCTGACCGTGGCCGGAGACCACGGGCCCAACGCCGCCCAGAACGCCATCGGCTCACTGTTCAACACCGCCGCCCGCAAGCGGCGGATCGAGTGGACCGGCGGCGTGATTCGCTCGCACGCCCCGCACCGCAAGGGCGGCGCCATCCGCGTGTGGCGGGGCACGCCGGCCGGGCGTCGGTGGGCCGCAGCGATCTTGGAGCAGCTGACCGACCGGGAGGTGGAGTGGTGACCCGCATCGTCATCACCATCGACACCGATGACCGGCTCGGTGCGCCCCGCTGGGTGGCCCAGATTATCGGCAATCGCCTCAGCGAGAAGAACTACATCGACCGGCTCGTGATGAGTGTCAATGGTGGTCCCGTTGTCGATCCCCGCCAAGTGGCGTGGGGAATGGACGACGCCGAGTTCGCTGCGTGGACCACCCAGCGCGACGAGACCTACGTCCGTGTCGCGCAGTGGAACGAGCACTGTGTCCAGCTCCACTCCCGCCGACGCGAACTGGAGGCGCAGGGCGTGGCGCCTGACGATGCCTGGGTTCAGGCCCGGGCGGAGCACCCGTGGGACAAGGAGCACCAATGACGAGAACACCCATCGACGCTGCGGCAGCCGAGTTCGCCCGGCACACCAAGTCGGGAAGCGGCTGGGCTCTCGGTCTCGCCGTCGCGTCCTGCGTCAGGCCCGGTGAGGGCAACGGACGGCCACCGCGAAACCGTTCCAGTCGGAACAGTTCGCACAAGGTCAGCGCCCGTGAGTTCGCCACGAAGGCCGGCACCTCTGCGGGACGGGTCCTGCGCTATCTCACCGCCTGGGAACGTGCCGCGGCCGCCGGAGTTGCTCCCGCGACTGATCGGCTTACGCCGGACAACTGGAACAGCGAGAACCATCTCCCAACCGGCGTCAACTGGTCGGACTACTACGACGCCGCCGAGGACGCCGGCACGCGTGCCACGCCGGGGAACATCGCTCGCCAGATGGCAGCAGATCCCGCGCTCGCCGCTGCGGCAGCTGCCGCGCTGCCGCCGAAGACCATCGCCGAGCGCGTTCGCGAGGAGCCCAAGGTCGCCAAGGCGATCGTCGCCAACGCTGACGCCCATCGGGCTGTGATCCGAGCATCGGCTGAGAAGGAGCCGGCGCCCCGGGATCGAATCGAGGTCGAGACCGAGGCACCATTCGCCAAGTTGCTGTTGCAGCTGGGCGTGATCCGGCTCGCCAACGACGCCCAAGGCGTTCGTGACCGAGTGCTTGACCGCAACAGCGGCTACGGCTGGCGGCCGGGCGAGGTCGAGGCGGTGCTCAACGAGACCACCAAGGTCGAGCGTGCGATGGACGACGTACGCACAGTCCTCACCACCGACGTCAGCGACGACGCGCTGGCGCGGCTGATCGAGGGATAGGAGAAACATGGACCCGTTCATCATCCGACGTGGGATCGCTGGGCAGATCGCCAACCACTACGTCGCCAACTACACCGAGGTCGGGCCGCAGTCGATCAGGGAGCTTGCCCGGCTCTACGGCTGCTCCGACGAGACGATGCGCAGCGCGATGCGCATGGCCGAGTCACTGCTGCGGGGCCTTGGTCGTACACCAACGGTGCCCGAGGGCCACAAGGCCTGGCGCATCGAGGTCACTGACGATCAACGGACGTTCGTCGCTTCGACGGTCGGGCGCATCAAGGCGATGGCGAGTGAGCTGGCCCGCTACACGGCCGACGAGATCGCCGTCACCGACGCCGACACGCAGCGGCTGTTTGGCGACGTGCCGGTCGCCGTTGAGCTGTTGGTCGAGAGTTTGAATGAGCTGACGCCCGCATGAGCGAGCGCGACCGGGATGGAGAGCGGTGGACGCTCGATCCGGACCGCCCTCCATCCCGACCGCGTATCGTCGCAGACCCAACCCGCACACACGGCGGCTACGACGGGCCGGCGGCCAGCTTCGTGAAGATCATCGCCGCCGACGGATCGGTCAGCTACCGAGCGCCGCGTCTCGACACCTACGTCCGCCAGCGACTTCAGGAAGCCGAGCGCCGAGCCGAGGAAGCCGCCGACCGATGACCGCCACCGCGACCATCGACCGGCCGGCGTGGCTTGAGTGGCGCCGTGGCGGCATCGGCGGCAGCGACGTGGCCGCCCTGCTTCCCCAGACCTGCCCGAGCTGGTCGTCGCCGTGGGCGGTGTGGGCCTCGAAGGTTGGGCTCGCGCCCGACGACGACGAGCCGGCCCCGCACCTACAGCTCGGCCTCGACCTCGAGCCGGTCATCATCCGCTGGTTCGAGGCCCGCACCCGGCTGTCGGTTGGCGGCGTGCAGACGTGGCTGACACACCCCGAGCATGAGTGGGCCCGGGTGACCGTTGACGGGTTCGTGGGCGACACCCACGACGACGTGGGCTTCGGCGCGCTCGGCGTCTTCGAGTCCAAGTACACCGGCGACGCGCCGTGGGGCGAGGTGGTGCCCGTGCACTACGCCGCTCAAGCGCAGTGGGCGATGTGGGTGGCCGACCTCGACCGCACGTGGGTCGCCACCATGCACCTGCCCTTCGGCCGGCCCCGCTTCGAGGTGTACGAGGTCGGGCGCGACGACGACGACATCGCCCTGCTGGTGGCCGCCGCTGATCGGTTCTGGCACGACAACGTGCTGGCCGGCGTGGCGCCCGAGGTCGATGGTTCCGAGGCGACGTTCCGAGCGTTGAAAGCGGCCTACCCAGACCACGAGCCCGACACGGCGGTCGAGCTGGACGACCTGTTCGACGTGCTGCAGCAGCGCGACGAGCTGGCCGTGCAGGACGCATGGCTCCAGCGCCGGCGCCGGCGGCTCGATCAGGTCGTCATCGCCCGCCTCGGCACCGCTGAGGTCGGCACCCTCGACGGCGAGGCGTTCGTGAGCTACCGCACCATCCACCGCAAGGGCTACAAGCCCAAGCCCGTCGACCCGGGGAGCTACCGAGTGCTCAAGCCGGCGAGCAAGGCCGACAAGGAGGCAAGCTGATGGCCGGACAGGTATCGCAGGCCGTGGCGGCCACCGAGGGCCAGGGCGCCGAGGTCACGCCGGCGCAGGCCATCCAGCAGATCATGGGCCGCTACACGCCGGTCATCGTCAAGCTGCTGGACGGCACCGGCATCAACGAGCACACCTTCGTCGCCCAGATCGCCAACGCCTGTCGGGCCAACCCGCAGCTGTGGCAGTGCACGCCGACGTCGGTGCTCGGCGCCGCGCTGCGCTGCGCTCAGCTCGGCCTGGCCCCGAACGACCCTCGCAACCTGGCGTGGATCATCCCCTACCGCAACCGGGACAGCCGCCAGCTGGAGGCGAGCTTTCAGCTGGGCTACGGCGGCGTCACCGAGCTTGCCACCCGCGCCGTGCCCGGGCTCAAGTTCGACGGCCGGCCCGTGTACCCGAACGATGAGTTCGACGTGGACTTCGGTAGCGAGCAACAGCTGCGACACCGGCCCCACTACGCGCTCGGGCGCGACCGCGGCGGCGAGGCGTTCGTGTGGTACGTGCGGGCCCGCTACCCCGATGGCGACGTGCTCATCCACGCCCTGGACCGCACCGGCGTCGAGTACCACCGCTCGTTCTCCAAGCAGCCCGACGGCCAGATGTGGACCAAGAGCTACGACGCCGCCGCGCTCAAGTCAGTTGTGCTCGACATGAAGCGCTGGCTCCCCGCCTCGGTGCAGCTTGCCACCGCCATCGCCAGCGACGAGCAGGCGATCACCGTGGAGGACATCGAGGCCGGCGAGCCCGATGAAGCCCTCGCCATTGAACCGCCCAAGACCGCCGAGCCCGAACCACCGCGAGCGCGCCGCCGTGGCCGGGCTCAGACGGACACCGCCGACGGGGCCGCGCCGTCTGCTGTTGCAACAGCCGGCCCCGAGCCGTCGCCAGATGAGCACCCGCCCGCTCCTGGCGACGGCGGCGGTGAACAGCTCGACCTCTCCGAAGGCGGCGAGGGCGAGTCGTGACCATCGGCGTGTGCGCCAGCTGTCAGGCCGCCATCGAGTGGGTGCGGTCGCCCTACGGCAAGCGGATGCCGCTCGACCTCGGGCTGCAGCTGGACGGCAACCTCGTGGTGGACGCCGAGGGCGTCGCCTACGTCACCAACGACCGCCCGGCGCGGCGCTCGCACTTCGTCACGTGCCCGCAGGCCGGCGACTGGCGCAAGGGCCGCAAGCCATGACCGTGCGGGTCGGCCAGTGGGTGCGCTGTGACCGCGCCGAGCCGGCGCACGGCACGTTCGCCGGCTACGCCGGGCGGATCGGGCGCGTGGCCGCCGTGCACCGCGAGGTGCTACCGAGCGGCGCCGCCTACGTCGAGATCGGCGTGGACTTCGGCGCTCGAGCCGGCCGCCAGCTACGGCCGCAGGCGTGGTTCCGCCCGGCCGAGCTCCAACCGTGCCGTGAGCCGGCGCGGCCCCGACTACGAGCACGAGTGAGGGTGTCATGACGTTGAAGCCGTTCGAGGATCGTGATGTGGTGCAGTCGGCGGCCAAGGTGGTCAACGCCGGCGACGGACTGAGCGACGCCATGGCGCTAGAGCCGGTCGAGTACGAGGTGGGCGACGAGGTGTACCTCGTTCTGCAGACGACGTGCACCGGGGTGAGCTACGTGCCGGTGAAGGACACCGACGTGCTCAAGCGCGTGCACACGCTGCGCACCAAGGACGGCACCGTGGTGGCCGAGAAGGCGGTCGCCAAGGTCTTCGACGCCCACCGCAAGGCGGTGGACGACGCTCGTGGCAGGGGACAACTCCCATTCGAGGGTGAAGGCGATGACGAGTAGCGGCGCCCTCCCAACGCCAGGAGGACCCCAATGCCCAAGAGGCTCATCGCGCTCGCGCTCGTCGCCGGCGCGCTCACCGGCTGCTCGCCGGCTCAGACCCGCGCCTGGCTTCGCTGGTGGCGGGAGGAACCCCGCGCTGCCGTCGCGTGGGCCCGTGATGAGTGCGCCGAGCTGTGCACCGACGATTGGGACCACGACGGCGTGGTCGAGCCCGAGCCCGAACCCGAGCCCGCCGTCGAAGCCGAGACCGAAGCCGCGCCGGCGCCCGGCTACGACGAGCCCGATCAGCCGGCGGGCGAGGACGACGCCGACGGCGCCAACGAGCAGGGCACCGGCGCGTGCGCCGAATGGTACGGCACCGCCATCTCGGCGGGCTGGTCGAGCGCCGACTGGCCGACCGTGGACCGCATCATGTACGCCGAGAGCCGCTGCCAGGCCGGCGCCTACAACGGCGCCAGCGGCGTCACCGGGCTCATGCAGATCATGCCGTTCTGGGCCGAGGACTGTGGCGGCTCACCGGGCGACCTCTACGACCCGTGGTTCAATCTGGCCTGCGCGCTCCACGTCAAGAGCGTCCAGGGCTGGGGCGCGTGGGTTACCTACTGAGCACGACGAGCACGACCGCCAGGGCGAGCCCGAGCAGCAGCAGCGCCACGACCTCATCGGGGTCATAGGGGCGCCGTCCCACCGAGGGCGACGGTAGATGCCTCGGGGCATCCGCACCCGCGGCGGCTATTGGGGACCGAGCGCCAGCTCGGTCAGGATCAGACGAGCCGACGGCACGACCGAGCTTCAACGTGCCAAGTCGGACGATTTCACTCGGTGGCGCGATCAGCGCCGGCGAGGTGTGGGGCGCCCGGGCAAGCCCAAACGCCCCACACCAGGACGCGGCATTGGGACCGCTGACCAGAACTCTGGACCCC